TGTTATTGTTACAAGATCCTATGCTTAAAATGAATGCAACTATTCAAAGTTTCTTTGATAAAAACTTATTGCAAATGAGAAATAAGGAAAAAGAAGTTTGGTTTAATACTCCTTCTAATAAAAAGAAGATGCTTAATGTACCTTATGGTGAAGAACCTACACACATGGTAGCATCATTTTTTGAGAATGATGAAGGTATAGAAGTGCTGAAACACTTGTCAGGCTTGATAAAGAGTATGTAAATAGTGTGTTTTTAATTTTAGTATATTTGTGATGAGAATATTCTCATATAAAACATAAATTTTTTGAAAGATGACTAAATTTCTTTATGTATCAAACGCGCCAATTACAGGCCAATTGATCAGTGTAAATGGTATTAAAAACATTGGAACAGCTACTGCGACAGCAACTACTGTGACTGTCGATTATGTTGATGGAACTACAACTACAATAACTACTGCAGCTCAGGTTGCGCATGATGTTTATGATGCTATTAAAAATGCAGTTGAAAATTCTTTAACTACCTCTTGGACGAATCCCTATTATGATGTAGCGCTTCCAAAAGCAGTTACAAGTATTGTTAACGCATAATTATACTAACAACACTTTATTTAAGGAGAGGTCAACAAAAATTGACCTCTTTTTTTTTTGCTTATCTTTGTGTAAAAGAATAACAATGATAAATTCTGTACGAAATACAGTTTTGGCAATCCTTAATAAAAATAATTACGGGTATATTTCACCGCAAGATTTTAATTTGTTTGCTAAACAAGCGCAGCTAGATATATTCGATGATTATTTCTATCAATACAATCAATTAATAAATAAAGAAAATGCTCGCCTTTCGGGCACGGGGTATGCCAATATTACTAAAGGATACGAAGAGGTTATCGATATGTTTTCAGAAACAAAAACGCTAACTCAAAATTTATTAAATCAATATTTTTTACCTTCTCAAACCACTACAAGTGACGACTATTATTTAATAAATAAAGTTTTGTGTTCTAGCGGTGGTGTTTACCAGGGAGAAGCAGAAAAAGTTTCTAATAGTAAAATTACTATGTTAAATCTTTCTAACTTAACATCACCTACCTTAGAGTATCCTGCTTATAGCTTACAGAGTTCTTTTATAACAATATTTCCTGCTCAGTTTAATGGACCGACAGATGTACAAGCTCAATACATACGTTACCCAAAAGAACCAAACTGGACTTATTTAAATGTAGCTAATGGAGACCCTGCGTTTAATCAGAGTAATGCAGACTTTCAAGATTTTGAATTATCTCCTGATGATGAAACATCACTTGTATTTAAAATACTACAGTATGCTGGTATGTCAATTAGAGATATACAAGAGGCGCAGTTTGGTGCAGAGCAAGAACAAATGGAAGAACAAAAAGAAAACTAATGGCATACTTATCTGAATATCAATATTACGACAATGCTGGAGCAGCTCCTTCTAATGCTAATTGGGGTTCTTTTCAGTATGTTCCATTAACTGATATAGTTAATAATTTTCTATTAATGTATGATGGAAATCACTCATTAGTAAACAACGAGGAAAGGTATAAGATTTTATTTCACACTAAACGTGGTATACAAGAACTCAACTATGATGCCTTTAAAGAAATAAAAGCGTTAGAGTTAAAGGTATTTGATACTCTTACCTTTACTCTACCCTCTGATTACGTAAACTGGGTAAGAATTTCTTTGTACAAGAACGGCCTTTTAAGACCACTTACTGAGAACATACAAGTAAACTCAGCTGCATCGTATTTGCAGAGCGCAACGGGTACTCTAAGCTTTAATGCAGACGGAACAATTCAGACCGTAGGATCAACATTAGACACTGAAAGAGTTAATGGATCACAACAAAGCATATACCTAAATCAAAACAATTCTAATGATGGGTCAAATGTCTCACCAGATAATCCCGACACATGGAGAGATTATAATATTGGAGCTAGATATGGTCTAAACACTGAAACTGCTAACGCTAATCCTACCTTTAGAATAGATAAGAAGGCAGGTGTTATTAATTTTGACTCTACGATGGCTAATCAGCAGTGTGTATTAGAGTATGTTTGTGATGGCATGGAAAATGGTAATGATTCGCTAGTAAGTGTAAATAAATTATTTGAAGATTATTTATATGCTTATATTAAGTATGAAATATTAAATAATAAATTTGGTGTACAAGAGTATATAATAAACAGAGCTAGAAAAGATAAAAGTTCTTTATTGAGAAATGCAAAGATTAGAATAAGTGATATTCATCCAGGAAGACTTTTAATGAGCATGAGAGGACAAAACAAGTGGCTTAAATAGAATGGCAAATATTCAGAGAAATTTTATCGCAGGGAGAATGAATAAGTCTCTTGACGAAAGGCTTATACCAAACGGCGAATATGAGGACGCATTAAATGTAAGACTAGGATCAACTGAAGGGTCTGAGATTGGTTCAGTAGAAAACTCTAAGGGTAACACCAAGATGACCTCGCTTCAGTATGAGGAAACAGGATCAATATCAGGAGCTCAATTATTAAGCAGTCAAGCTAGATGTTTAGGCGTATATGAAGATGGACAGAATAATAGAATATACTGGTTTGTTCACGATCCAGCATTTCTTGTTGGACCTACGGGTAAAATAGATTTAATTGTTTCTTTTAATCCTACCACAGAAAATTTAACTTATCATGTTATTAGCATTAATGATGGTTCTGGCGGAAGCACAACTCTAAACTTTAACGCAACACATTTAATTACAGCTGTTGACTTGGTAGATGACTTGTTGTTTTTTACAGATAACTTCAACCCTCCAAGAGTTATTAATATATTACAAAACTATCCTAATCCTTTTTATAATGTTGATGGTATAACAGCTGAAGAGTTAATGGTTATTAAAAAGCCGCCTACTTCTGCTCCTACGTTTTTACTTGAAAGTTCTACCTCGGGTAATACAGATGATTTTTTAGAAGAACGATTTATTTGTTTTGCTTATAGATATCAATATGGAAACGATGAGTATTCCGCTACTTCACAGTGGTCTGCTCCAGCATTTTCTCCAGCTTTTTATAATTATGATTTTGCTTCAAATTTAAACGAAGGAATGGTTAATACCATTACATCAATTGATGTAGGTTTTAATTCTGGAGGTCCTTTAGTAAAATCAATACAAATTTTATATAAAGAAAGTACTGATAGTACAATTAAGGTTATTGATAAGTTAAATAAAGATCGTTTAGGTTATGCAGATAATCAATTGTATTCTTTTGAATTTAACAATAGCAAAATATTTACAGTTATTCCATCGACAGAGCTACTGAGACTTTATGATAATGTTCCATTACTTGCTCAAGCTCAAACAATTATGGGTAACAGGTTAGTTTATGGCAACTATGTTGAAGGTTATGACTTAAAAGATGTTTTTAATGATCCTATACAATTACAATATTCCGCTGATTTAATTGCTGGTCAAGTAAAAACCACAAAACTAAAGCATACGTTAAATGCTGGTGGTTATACTTTTGGAAGTATTCAATCTGTTCCTGGAGCTAGAGTTAATATAAACTTATCTCAAATAAATCCCTACACTGAATTAATTGCTACAGCTTCTTTAAATTTTCTTTTTACTTACGAACATTATATATTCGACCCTACAAGCGGACAACCAACTCAAACAACTCAAAATACAACTCTTCAATTTATTTTTGTTTTACCTTCAAACTATAATTCAATATATGAGTTAATTGATTCGACTGAATTTAAAAATGCAATAGGTACAACTGCAAATATTAAACCTGTTTACGCAGCATCTGGAGAGACATCGTGTGATGGGTATACATTAACAGACCGGTTTAATTGTTCAGTTCCACCAACACTAACAACTCCAACGGGAACAGTAACAAAATTTTCAAGCGGTATAATTTCAGCAGGAGATCCAATAGCAATTGTTGGTAATGCTCCTGGAGCAACTTCTTTAGAGCTTCAAATACCTGCTGTTAGATTTGTTGTTGATCCGGCTGCTCCATCAGGAGGATTTTATGAGTATTTTCAATTTATTTCATTTACGGCTGAGTTAGGGAGTACCTTAACACCTTCAAGTTTGCATAGTAACAGAAGCTATGAAATAGGAATAGTTTATATGGATGAATTTTTAAGATCATCTACGGCTTTAGTAAGTCCGAATAATACGATTCAAATACCTTGTGGAAATTCAATTACTCAAAATGAAATACAAGTAACTATCCCTTGGACACAAAGAGCTCCTGTTTGGGCTAAATTCTACAAGTTTGTTATTAAACCAAATAAGTCTACTTACGAAACTATTTATAGTGAAGTATACTATAAAGATCCTAGGAGTAATAGTTATTTCTTTTTATTAGAAGGAGAAAATTCTGCAAAAATTGAAGATGGACAAAGGCTTATAGTAAAGAGTGATGCTGGTGGAGCTTTAAACTCATGTACTGAAGTTGTTGTTATTAGTAAATCAGTTAAGGCTAAAGACTTTCTTTTAATTCCTGCGCCAAATGGACCTCCAAAAACAGACCCTATAGCAGAAGGATACTATATAGACGTGCCAGCCGGCCCCTATATGGAAATTATACCAAGTGGCATTAATTTAGTAGCAAGCGGAGAAATAGGAGGAAATCTTGTTACAAGACCACAAACAAGTGCTGTAGCAAGACCAACTACAGCGGGTGCATTTCCAGTAGGATCTTTTATAGTTAACATTGAAAACCCGGACACAACTGCAGCTTTTGGAGCTTCATATGTAGACTATACTATACCAGTTAACAGTGGTATAAGCATATTTATTGAACAGAGCAGAAGGGGTCCTCAATCTTCTTTTTCAGTTGATAGAATAGAAAGCAGAAAAAATACTTATAGAAATCCTGATCTTGTTTCACAGACAACTTATCCTAATTTTATGGATTGGTTTAATGGAGACAATATTGGTGAGCTAATTGAAACCGAAAGCATATTTGAAAATGGTGGTAAAAATCCTCCTAAAACTAAAAATGTTTATCTCGGAGGACCAAATATACCTCCGATACTTGGACAACCAGGAGAGTTGTTTCCTCCTGAAAATATTCCTTTTAACTTTAATACTAGCCCTGGTTATATATCAACAGATCTAACTACTAATTATTACAATTTTTGGAGAAGCGATCCTAATAATGGCGGGAATAATTCATTATGGCTAATAGCGACTGGACCTCGCGCTAGTAGATACGGATCTTTTGTACAAATGAACATTAGTGTTCAAAGAGCTAATAGCGGAGGTATTGTTGTCTTTGAAACTATTCCATCTGATGCCTTACCTGATGTATGGTATGAAAATAATTTGTCTTTGCTAATAGATGATAGTGGACAGCATGAAGGAACTCAAAGTAATCAAGATATAAATACAGAGCAACCAGCAGTTATAGACACGGAATTTTTTGATTGTTTTACTTTTGGAAATGGCGTTGAAAGCTATACCATAAGAGACTCTATAAAAGGAGAAGCTTTAGCTTTAGGAAACAGGGTGACAACAACTTCGGCTCTAGAATATCAAGAAGCACATAGATTTGCAGACTTAACTTATAGCGGTGTATATAACGATGAGTCTAACATAAACAGACTTAATGAGTTTAACTTAGGACTTTTAAATTTTAAACCACTTGAAGATTCTTTTGGATCAATACAAAAGTTATACGCTAGACAAACAGACATACTCACACTCCAAGAAGATAAGATTTCTTATGTACTAGCGGGAAAAGATTTACTATCAGATGCGGGGGGAACAGGAGCGTTAACATCTGTGCCTACCGTACTGGGTCAGCAAATAGCTAGACTAGAAGAGTTTGGTATAAGTAGAAATCCCGAAAGCTTTGCTGTTTTTGGAGCAGACAAATTCTTTACTGATGAGCAGAG